CTCCTTCAATATCTGCTCCGCTTGGTGGAATAGGGTGACCCGCATACTCGTGTCCTTGTGGATATTTCATACGCAATGCTTGAGTGACTGCGTGAGCATTTAGCCAGATGCTTACATCGTGTTGCTTTGCCCATTGTCTAAAATGGGTAGCCACCTCATAGTCGTACTCGTGACCTCCAAGAGTTGAGAACATATCCTTGTCCTTTACTAATGAGTTGTATGGATCAATCAAGAAACCATCAAAACCCTCTTGGTGATAGATGTCAGTAGCCTCCTCAATTAAGTCCTTATAGGTGTACATCTTCTTATCGGTGTCTATGATGATGAAGTACCTCTGGATTAAGTCTTGAGCCATATAGAACTCATCTTCTTCTATCTTGTTGATGGGCTTACCCAAGAAGAACTCCGATATCTTCTTTACCAACGATACAGGCGTGTTCTCGGAACTGAAGACCAACCATCGGATGTCGTTGACTATAGATTGGAGGAGCATCATATACAAGGTTACGGATGTCTTCCCGACATTGGCGTGTCCAAGTATCACATTAAAGTTTCCTCGCTTGAAACGAAAGTGGGCATCCAAGTTCCATTGACCGAACTTTAGCCCTTCCTTGACTTTGCCGTTTCGCACATCATCAAGTTTACCGAACACATCGGCATAAGATATTTTTGACATAGAGTGTTTGAGTTAAAAAGGGAGGGCAATGCCCTCCCCTAATATACATCTTTAGAATGGTAAACCATCTTGGTCTACAGGTTGTGATTCCTCACGCCCTTGAAAGTGTTGCTGATGAGTTGCTTGGGCTTGGGCTGCGCCCTTCTTCATTACCCAATCAGCAAAGGTCTGTGCATTCGCAATGACTTGTTGAGGCGTACCTCCCAACTCGGCTGCTGCTTTTAATGCGGTTTGTCTAATAATGCTTTCATCCTTTGAGGTGGTTGAACCTCCAGAAGTGGTAGGTGCATTATTTGCATATTGAGGGTTAACAGGCTTGACCGTGTAGTAGGTCTTGCCGTTGTACTCTCTTGGAATGTATTCGTAAGTAGCCTCTTGTCCTACTACGAACTTGTTTTGATTCGGGTCTTTGGAATTGTACTTCCCATTATCTCCGTTCTCAAATGTTACATAGAACCCATAAAGTGTTCCATACTGCCCTTGATAAGGCTCTCCTGCGGACTTAATGTCCTTGACAATAGATGTTTTAGTCATCGTATTTAAATTTAGTTAATAGTTCAAAGTTAATAAAAATGTTTATTGCTCAAACATTGGATGTAATCTTTCTGCTATTGCTTGTACTACATCTACGGTTACTGCGTTGCCACATTGCTTGTAGCGTTGGGTGTTGCTCATCTCTTTGATCTCGCCATCATAGATGCCTTTAGAGGTATGGTTATCTGGGAAACCTTGTAGCCTCTCGCATTCTATAGGTGTTAGTCTACGGATTCGGTAGTCCTGAACAAATTGGTCGGTGTTGCCACCTCCACCACTACCTGTATGGATAGTTCCTGCCTCATCTTTCAAGTGGCGATCCGTTACCTTCCCTTTAGCATCTCTTGAGTATCCTATGATTTTGGGAGTGACTACCGCTTGTTCACATAAAGTATCAAGTGTTTGAGCTTGTTGCTTACCTACTCTTCCTCTTCTCGTTGTAGAGTTGATAGCCGTGAGGTTGATAGCATCTCCTTCAGTTGCTATATCGTAGCCTGTAGAAGTTGCTGACTTTACTTTAATATAGGTTTGGTCTCTTGCCATCTTTGCAGTAGCACTACTTATGGTTCTTGCGGATACACCTGAAAGCTCCTCTTTTCGGTATTGCTCTTTTTCATATGTGTTGAGTTCTGTAAGTAGTCTATCATTTTCTGTGATAGGAAATACTCCTCTCCAATCTCCTCTGGCTTCTGCAAGATGTCCGACAAGGTATATCCGCTCTCTATTTTGGGGTAGAAACCACGATGTATTAAGCAGTTGCCATTCAAGTCTATAGCCCCCAATGTCAACAAAGGCTTGGAGGATTGCCGCAAAATCTGCCCCATCATTTGAGGAGAATGCTCCTTTAACATTTTCCCAAATAAAAACTCTTGGTCTACATTCTCCGATAAGCCGTATTGCTTCAGCGATAAGACTGCTTCGGTCTCCTGTGAGACCCCTGCGACTTCCAGCTTGGCTAAAGTCTTGGCAAGGACTTCCAAAGGTGATAAGGTCAATTCTTGGGAGGTCTCCTCCCCGAACATCTGTAACTGATCCGACATAGGTGCTATTCTTAAATTGATGTTTATATACTGCTATTGCGTGTTTGTCCACCTCACTAAAGTAAGAGGTGACTTCGTATCCTGCTCGTTCAAAGCCCAAGTGGAAACCACCAATACCAGAGAACAAATCAAGTTGGTTTATCTTCACTTAATACAGGATTTATGAGTTCAACCTCAACTTCACAATAATTCCTTTCAACATCCTTGTCATAGCGGATAGTGAGCTTGTGATAGTATTTAGGACTGTCATCAGGAATCCATCCGTTAGCAACGAGAGTATCAGCAACAAACTTTGAGACAAGTACATTATTGTCCACATCGGCACGAGTATTGTACCTAATACTGATAGTGCAGCCCTCTGCACAATGGTGGTCGTAACGAGCCAATTCTTCTTCAACGATTTTTTTATAGCCATCTTTAATTTTTTTACGATATGTCCAATGCTTACCTGCATATAGACTATTTAGACTTATAGTTTTTGGCAATTTCAGCAGAAGTCTCAAGGTATTGTTCATAAGCGATGTATTCTAATTCTTTCTCTAAATGGTCAATAGCCTTTTGGATATCCTGCTCAATAGGGTTGCCCTCTTTCTTACCTGCTCGTAGGAGATAAGCAATGGCTACACCCAAGTTGTAGTTATCTCTTTGAAAGTCCATACAGACATCAAAGGCTTCTATCTGCTTGTACTTACCTGAATAGTAACTTGGTGTCAACTTCCGTTTGATGGTACTTTGAGAGTTGGGCGGAGTTGCCCCTGTATTGTAACCGCCTGTCATCGTAGAATCCGAAGTGGAGGTAAAAGTGGTCTCGTAAGGTGATTTCGTTGATTTCATATTCTTCTGGGTATTCGGAGATATTATATTTCGCCTTCATTACTTTCCTTAAACGCTTTAAACAAGTTCATTGCTGATTCAGCACTAATTCCTTTTAGAGAGTAGTCTCTAATGATAAACTCTCTCAAGAGTCTTACTTCGTTTGCGAGTGCCTCTACACGAGCCTCACATAGTTCCAGATATTGATCTTTAATGTCCATAGTGATTTTGATTTGATACGAATGTACACAAAATTGTTTACATACAACATAGAGACAAAAAAAAAGAGGCTACTGCCTCTATATATAAATATATCTATATATATATAATAAGAGACCTATAGGTCTCTATATATATACTATATACTATATCTCTTTATATATAATATATATAGATATAAAAAAAGAAAGGTGGGTTACCCCACCAACTTAAACACCTATATGTTATCAACGACTACTTAACACTACCTCTCTTGTCAATAGTGCGTACCGCAAAGTATCCACCTACTACCGTTACACTCAACATATTCCATAGGCTGATCCAACTGTCGTTGACATCTACCCAACCTAATCCATCAAAGAAGGTCATAAACACCAAGAATGCTATTACGACAATTAAGGTAAGAGGTCTTACATTCTTACTCAACCAAGAGTCCGATGTCATATCGGATTTCCATCTACTGCTTATCTCGGCTTCAATAGAGGCTCTTATAGCCTCTTTCTCCTCTGGAGTGGATACATACCTATCTACGACATTAGAAACCGCTTCTATGGTCTCCTGTGCGCTTTTTCCGAGTATTTTGTTTAGTAGTGGGTTCATTACAATTCTTTTTACAGGTACATTCCTTTGGTTCAGTTACACACCACTTACGAACCACAAGCTTCACATTCAGGGTTGTCTATACTACAAGCCTTGTCGTTTGCCGTGTCTTTGGTGAGTTCATCTACAAAGTCCTCAAAGTCATTTGAGAATCCGAAGTCAGTATCATTCATATTATTCACTTATCATTTTTGCAATCTTACTACTCATATTTTCAAAGTCCCTAACGAATTGCGGATTATTAACGATGTCATCATTACTTCCTACAAAATCCATACCTACAATACCTACAACCTTACCCTTATGGATTAAAGGTCGGCATATAATGGATTTAATTCCTTGCTGCTGCAAAGTGATTCTTGAGGTATAGTCAGCCATATCCTCAATGTTGTAGTAGGTCATACGACCAGATAGCACCTCATTGATCCACCAACTGAATAAAGACACCTGAAGGTTTTGTAGGTTCTCCGCCTCTCGGCTGATGCCCTCTGCTACCATCTCATAAGTACAACTAAACCTCTGGGCGTGTTGTCCTGTATAGAAAGTGATTCCATTGTGGAACTGAAAGACATAAACTCTTGATGCTCTTGACTGAACCATTACCTCACCTAATTGCTTATTGATGTTGGTTGAGGCTTGAACTTGAGTAGGTATCGGGTCTTTCTCTAATTGCTTAACGATGACATCTTGGAAGGCATATGCCAATCCCATAAAGAATATCATCACAAGAACCCACCAACGCTTCTCTTTCTGTATGAATGTAAGAATGCTATTAATCACCTTAAAATGCTTTATATCGTGTCTTTCCGTTTTCTTTATAGGCTACGAGTACCTCACCTCTATTACCT